CGACTTGGTGGCGGCATCGGTGACGAAGTAGCGCACTGCCGCACCTCGTCCTTCCTTGGTGACGAGCATCTGCGTCGGGGCGCTGGCGGTTGCCACGGTCTTGACCACGGGAGTTTCAGTAGCAACAGGCGCATTGAACAACTCCCATGCAGCGGGGTCAGCGTCATAGTCGGTCTGATTGATCGTCAAGGCGTTCCCGTCCTGCCCCTTCACGGTGACGGTTGGACACGATTCAGCGGGCATGGTGTTTCCTTTCAATTCGGCAGGTGTGTCAGATTACGCCGTGCGCGCCAGAATAGCAATCTGGTAAGTCGCGGAAGCGCCGCTGCTGTTAGCGATGCGCAGGATGTCACCCGTGCCCGCCGTTACCGCGCCAATGCCCGCAGCATCGCCACACGCGAGCAGGAACATGCCTCCCGGACGGATCGGGCCGATGATGTCACCCGTGGCCGAAAAGCCCACCACAGGGTTCGTTGCGCCGCCAATCGTCAGGTTGGTCGTGTTCGCCGCAGCGCCGACCGTCTTGGGTGCATTGACGAGCATGACCGCGACAAGTTCAGCAGCCGTGATGGTCGTTCCGAGCGCGGTAGTCAGGACGCCTGCAAGGTCAATGTCGTCATTGGTGGCAGACGCCACAGTGCGTTCCGCGATGTAAACCCGGACAAGTACGACAGCGCTGCGGTGAGCGGCGCGGTGACGGTCAAGTACCGGAAGTTCGACAGCGCACAGGAAACGCAGGTGCGCTTGCAGATCGTGGAAGAAATCCTGCGCCCGATCCTTGCGCGGGATGCGGAGTATTCGCCGCTCTCTGGCTCTGCGGGGCGGGCATGAAAAAACGCGCCGGATTTGACCCCGGCGCGTTCCTTGCGACCCGTTGCGGGCTATCAGATGGTGCGCTGAATCAGCGTCTCGAAGCCTTCAAGCGGCGTGCCCTTGAGCGACTTGGCGATGTCCGGCGTCACGTCGATGGCGCGGAACTTGCGCTCGATGTGGACCTTGGGCTTTTCGGTATCGGGCACCTGCATGACCGAACCGTCCGGGCCGTGCATCGGCTTCGTCTCGAACGTCGGGTGGCCGTGTTCGTCCACGATGGTCTTGATGAACTTCTTGTTGATGTTGCTGATAACGCTCGAAAGGTTCTTGGCGGGCTTGCCCTTGACGCCGAACACCATACCGGCTTCGGTCAGGCTTTCAAACGGGTAGGTCGAAGCGTTACCGCGCTTGCGCTCAGGCAGCGTGATTTCGATTTTGACGGCGGCGCTGGTGACAGGCGCAGTGCGCGGGCCGGTCGGGTTGGCGGGAGTCTTGGCGGGAGTCTTGATAACAGCCATTTTGCAATCTCCTAAACATGAGTCGTTTGGTTTCGGTGAAAAGCGGATTAAGCGAACTTTACAGGGTGGTCAAGTGTTATGAGTGAATTTTATGACGAGATGCAAGCGATAGCGTCGGAACTTCTCACGGAGTTCAACCAAGGCACTATCGCGTATGTAGCAATGACGTTAGGTAACGGCCCTGCCGACGATCCGGGCGAACCTACCGAAACGACAACTGTTTTCTCCGGGGCAGTAGCGCGAGGCGTCGAGTTCAAGTACGTCAAGGGGTCAAGCGTACTTTCTACTGATTTGCAAGTGACGATCCCCGGTGGCATAGTCGAACCTACTCCGGAAGGGTTCTTCACAGTCGATGGGGTACGTCTCAAAATTGTCGAAGTCCACCGCATCCCCGCGACCGGAACAGCCGTCGCATGCACCATCATTGTTCGGAAATAAAACGTGACGCCGCAACAGAAACTCGAATTGCTCCTATTGCAGATGGCCCCGGAGATACGGGACGCATTTTTAGCGGCAATTCAAGGTATCGTTGACGGCGTACTTTTGACGGAATTGACAGAAGCGATTGACGCTGGTAATTATGAACAAGTTGTTGCTATCCTCAACGTCAATGGCCCTACAATGCGACCGTTGACGAAGGCGATAGAAGACGTGTTTGAACGGTTTGGCGATGCCAAAGGCGACACATTCCCGAAGCGTATTCAAACGCCGTTCGGGTCTATGGTGTTTCACTTTGACGCGCGCAACCCCAGCGCAGAGGCATGGTTGAAAATGAAGTCGTCCGAACTGATCACCCGCATTGACGATGACACCCGGCACATCGTCCGCAACGCGATCCAGCGCGGGCTTGAGCGTGGGCAGAATCCGCGCGTGACGGCGCTGGACCTTGTGGGGCGGATCGACCCTGCGACGGGTGAGCGGGTCGGCGGCTTGATCGGTTTGAACAAGAACCAAGAGGCTTGGGTAGCGAGCGCGCGCCGCAAGTTGGAGGCGCTGGACGACACGTATTTCAACATGGAACTGCGTGACAAGCGGTTCGACGGCACGGTGCGCAAGGCCATTGCCAGCGGGAAGCCGTTACCTCTCGACGTGGTTGACAAGCTGGTCATCCGCTACAAGTCGAACAGTCTGCGCAACCGTGCGGAGAACATTGCCCGCACCGAGACGATGCACGCTTTGAACCAAGCGGAGTTCGAGAGCGTCAAGCAGGTGATCGCGAAAGGTAGTCTCGCACCCGAAGCGGTGATGAAGGAATGGGACGCGACGGCTGATGGGCGCACCAGATCGCAACACCGCGCCATGAACGGGCAGCGCGTAGCGTTTGACGAACCGTTCGTCGCACCGGACGGAACGCGACTGATGTTCCCCGGCGACACGTCCTTGGGTGCCGGATCGGATCAGGTCGGAAATTGCCGCTGCCGTTTGAAAACGGTGGTCGATTGGTTCCACGGGGTGACGTGACATGGCGCGCAATTACACCAATATCGGAACGGATGTTGACGCTTGGGTTGCCGAAACCGAACAGCGCATGATGGCTGTCGCGCGTGCTTCGATCACTGACGTTGTGCAGGACGCACAGAAACAAACCGGAGAAGGTGGAAGGATGCGCGTCAGAACCGGCTTTCTACGCAACTCTGGAATTGCCAAGATTGGCTCGCTACCTAGCGGAAACGGTGTGCGACCGGCTGATGCCAAACCGGGACAGTACCAGTGGAACATTGACGGGTTGACCGCCGTGTTAGCGGCATTGAAACTCGAAGACACGTTTTACTTTGGTTGGGTGGCAAGATACGCGAGAGCGCGAGAACTGCACGACGGCTTCCTCGAAGGGGCGTTGCAGAACTGGTCAAAGATAGTTGCCCGTAACATTAGCGAACTGCGCAAGAGGTCCAAACTATGAGTGATTCAGCAATCTTGCGCACACTGCAACAGGCGGTTCGTGACTATGCGGTGCCGCAGAGCATCGCACCGACTTTGCCGGTGAAGTATATCGACATCACTTTCACCGTGCCGAACAGCCAGAAATACCTCGAACTGGTCCACATCCCGAACAACCGCAACGGTGACTTTTGGGGCGTCGAGAAGAACCATCGCGGATTGTTCCGCATGATCCTGCACTGGCCCAAGAGCGGGACGGGACCGTACACGCCGATTGAAACGATTGAATCCATTGCGGGATACTTCAAGACGAACCGGCTACTTGACGGCGTGCAGATTTACGAAGCGCCAGATTTCACAGGCTCTCTTGATATGGGTCAGGAATTGCTGTATCCGATGGGCCTCAGATACCAGAGTTACCGCCGCACCTGAAAGGTCCGTCCGAAAATGCGTCAGATTTTTGCTCTTGCGGCCCGCGTCCCGGCTGCACTCGCTTATGTAAACACCAACAGCGGAGCGGAACTTTACGTTTGCGCAACGCCGCAGCCCACCGATCTTGACGCTGCAGGCTTCGCAGGTTTGACGTGGGTGCAGGTTGGGAGCGTTGGCAGCGTCGGTGAAACCGGCACCACCACCAACATCGTCAGCTACAACACTTGGGACACGGATTTTATCCAGAAGGCCAAGGGCACGTCGAATGCCGGTGATCCTGAAATCGAAGTCGCCCGCGACCCGGCTGATGCCGGTCAGGACGTGTTGCGCACCGCAGCGCTGACCCGCTACAACTATGCGTTCAAGATCATCCGCGCCGACAAGCCGAATGACAACGTGGGCAGCAGCGCCACCGTCGTTTACAACCGTGGCATCATCGCCGGTCCGCGCACCCCGAATGGCGCAAACGAGGATTTCGATCTGGAAATCTTCTCGGTCGGCCTGAACCAGAAGCAGATCGTGGTGGATGCCGTCACCGCATAAAACTTTACACGATTGACAATTTTGGGGCGCTGGTGTTCAACTGCCAGCGCCCTTTTCATGTGCAACGAGGAAATAAAACATGGCTGATCTTGCCAATGTCAAGCCGGTGGAACGCACCGTGGAAATCAAGCACCCGGCAACCGGCGCAGACCTTGGCGTTCGCGTAACGCTTTGTTCGGTCGATGACGAACGGTTGAAGAAGATTCGTCGCCAGATCACCGACAAGCGGTTGAAGCTGGAACAGCGCGGGAAGAATTTTGCTGCTGATGACATCGAACAGAACCGTCTCGAAATCCAACTCGCGTCGATCATCGCGTGGGAATGGTACAACCCGACGCCTGACGACAAGGACGGAATGCCGTCTTGGAAGGGCGAAAAGCCGGTATTTAGCCGTAAAGTCGTGTCCGAAGTGTTGAACGATCTGTCGTGGTTTAGCGACCAGATCAACGAAGCACTTGGGGAAACCGACGCTTTTTTCAACAACTCAAAGTCGAACTGACTGAGGCGATCCGCGTTCACGTCCGTTACGATACCCCGAACGAAAAGGGTAAGACGAGACGTGAACGCAATGCCGACTTTGGGTATCCATCGCCTGATCTGATCGTACCACCTGCGGGGCTGCACTTGTGGGAATGGTACTTCTCCCTGTCTCGTACTTTGCGCCGCGTGCATGACGGGGTATGCCTGTCAATCCCGCCGTCCGAGTTTGTCGCATGGGTCGCGGCAACTCGTAACATTGTCTATCCGCGAGAATATGCTATCTTGTGCGAGATGGACGTTGCGTTCTGTGACGAAACCAACAAAGAGTTGAGCGCTTACCGAACCCGCGAGCAAGAGCGACGGGAACGGGAGGCACCAAAGGGGCGGCGGGGTCGTTAACATGGCAGACATTGCAGAGATTGGTTTCGCCTATAACCCTGCCGGTCTGAAAAAGGCCAAGGCGGACCTTGACGCCATCCTGCCCTCTGCAAAGAAAGTCGAAGCCGCCAAACTTGCCGTTGCTAAAGCGGACCTTGCGGCAGCGCAGGCTGCGCTATCGGCGGCAAAGGCGACAGGTTCCGCTACTAAAGAACAGATTGCGGCGGCAACTGCGGCTGTCAGGAAGGCCGCAGCGACGATGGCGGCTGCAAAGGCCGATCAGGCCGCTGCGGGTGCTGCAAGCGCTGTAGGTGCCGCCAGCGCCGCTGCTGCGGGCGGTCTGGACAAGACGGGTAAGGCTGCGCAAGCCGCAGCCGGTGGGATCGCCGCAGCGGGCAATGCTGCACAGGGCGCGGTGAGCAAGATTTCGCGGCTCGGCAGCGCGGCGAACGACAACCTCAACGCCGTCCAAGCCACCCCGGCCAACATCGCGGCGCAGTTTCAGGACATCGGCGTAACGGCTGCTGCTGGCATGAACCCGCTGCTGATTGCGTTGCAGCAGGGCACGCAGTTGTCCGTGGCATTTAGCGGCGGATTGAAAAACGTTGGTGAAGCGCTCAGGCAGGTGTTCAGCCCTATGGCGCTGCTCACTATTGGCGTCGTGGCTCTAATCGCTTATGCTATTCAACTTGGTATGGAATTTTTCAACACCAGCGAAGACGCGAAGAAGTTGGGTGACGAAACCAAGCGAACCGCTGTTGTTACCAGTGCGTTCGGTGACGCACAGAGCATCCTTGGCGGCATCATGGATTTGACCACAGGTAAGATGCGCGACCAGACGGAAGCGGCACGCACACTCGCTAAGGCCCTCGCGTTTCAAGGTAAGGTCAAAGCGCAGCAGGGTTTGATCGAATCCAAGGCTGCTTTGAACAAACTAGCTGGACCGAGTGTCACGGTTCTCAAGGATGAGATGCAGACGGGCGGGCGTTTCGCCGGTTTGACGTTTACGCAGCGTAAACTTGTGCAAAGTCAGGCAGGTAACGTCGTTGAGCAATTCACCAAGGGTAAATTGTCAGCAGAGAAGGCGATTGACGAACTTGGGAGATTGCAGGCGGCAGGTAAGACTACCGTTGAAACTTTCATGGAAGCAACCACACAGATTAACAACCACGTCCAGTCAATAGCCAACGCTGGAATTTATGATGAAGTAATCAAGGCTGAAAATGGTGACGCTGGCGCGGCGCGACAGTTCCTCAAGCCCGATGCACCGCGCAAAGTTAGCACGGCGTCAACCGGCAAAACAGACAGTGAGAAAGAACCAGATCGCTACAAAGAACTGACTAGCGATCTTGACATCTACAATGAAACACTCATCAGCAATGCTGGTGCCATCGGTCTGGTCGGTGCGGCTGCTATCGAATACAACAAACAGGCCGAGATTTATGCACGAGCAGTCGAACAGAACATCGACCTGTCCAAAGGCGAGCGTCAGGCAGTTGTGGACTTGGCGATTGCAAAAGCGGCGGCACAACTGCAAGCGAACGTAACATTGGAATCTTACTACAACGAGAAGAACGCAATTCTCGAAAATATTTCAGCGCTTGAAGTTGAACGGGACGGCATGACCCTTTCAGCTAAAGCCGCTTCAATGATGGCATTTGAGAAGAAACTTCTCAATGACGAGCGCTTCAAAGGAATCTTCTATAGTGACGCGGAAAAGCAGCGGTTGATCGAACTCAAAAGCCGTGAAGCCGATTTGACCGAAGAAATCAAAAAGCGGCGCGAAGCTACGGAAGAAGCCCGCAAAGCCCTTGAGTTTGACCGCGCCGTAACCCGTGGGTTTTTCACCGATCTGATGCAGGGTGCACGGGACGGTCAAGGCGCTTGGGGAGCATTTAAGAATGCGTTCAACAACGTCATGGACAGCATCATCGACAAACTGTTGAACGAAGTCCTTGACGCCATCTTCAAGGTGAACAGCGCGGCAGCGGGTGGCGGCGGTGGCGGGCTGCTCGGCATGATCGGCAAGCTGGCCGGGGTGGCTGGTGGGCTTCTCGGCGGCGGTGGCGCGGTCGGTGGCATCATGTCGTCCACGAACGCCTCGCTTGGCGCGGGTACGGCAGGTATGGTCGCGCCCGGTACGTTCGCCAAGGGTGACGCATTCGCCAGCACCGCCACAGGCTTCGCTTACGGGCGTGGCGGGGCGAATATGGGTATTATGGGGGAAGCGGGGCCGGAAGCGGTTATGCCGCTACAGCGCGGCCCTGACGGCTCTCTCGGCGTCCAGATGTACGGTAACGACAACAGCGTATCGGCACCGCCGCAGCAAGGCCCGATCACCTTCGACATGCGCGGTGCCGTGATGACGCAGGACTTGCTGAACCAGATGAACGCTGTGGCCGCAGAGCGCGCTGACGTTGCAGTGCAGCGGAACAATGCGCAGAACACCCGTCTCGCTCAGAGGAAGTTCGGCAAATGATTGACTTGACCGCGATCACCGGCAGCGCCGGAAAGCCGAAGATGCTGGACTACAGTAGCGTCGTGAAACCGGCGCTTGGTGGCGTTGCGCAAAAGTTGAACCGGCTCGGTACGCGGTTCGGGTTTGACTTCGAGAGCATCCCTTACGAGACGGAAGGGGCTGGACGGCGGCTTATCGCGCTGTTGCAGCAGGCCAAGTTGCAGGGCGCGATGATCATTTACCCGCAACTCGACTTCAACGTCGGCGCGCCCGGTACAACGCTGGCGAACGGCGCACACAGCGCGGGCACCACGTTGAATATCAAGGGCGCAACGCCATACTACACCGTCCGGGTCGGGCAGGCGCTCAACGTGGTGAAAGCGGGCCGTCGTTATCTGTATTTTGCAGCATCGCAGGACACGTTGAACGGCACGGGGCAGGGTACGATCACCCTCACTACGCCGATGCGTACCGTACTTGCCGGTGACGAAGTGATTGACTTCAAGAAACCGCGTATCGAAGGCTTCATTGAAGGCGATGAATGGGAATGGGCGATTGAAGCGGAGCGCCTGACCCCGATCAAGTTCTACATCGAAGAACGCGCATGACGACGCTATCGCCTGCACTGGACGCGGCGCTTTCCGCAGATGTTGTGACGATCTTCGGTGCGCTGACATTTACGGTCGGTGCCGAAACGGTGCGGCTGCTTGACGGATCGAGCGAGATTGTCATTGACGGGCAGACGTATGTTGCGGAACACCCCGACTATGGTGTGTGGGGCGCACTGGACCGCTTTCAGGACGGCACAGGCGACAGCGCACCGTCCATTGTCGTGTCGCTCATCCCCGCAACGAACGACGGGATCGCAGCGTTGTCGGGACCGTCGATGCAGGGCGAAACCGTCCGCGTGTCACTCGGTGCGAAGGACGATAGCACAGGGCTGCTCATCGGTGATCTGCACGACATTTTTGACGGTGAAATTGATATCACCCGCTACATTTTCGGCAAGACCAGTAGCGAGATTGAATTTGAGTCGGTCGGCGGCATGGAGCGGATGTTCTTCACTGACGAAGGTATCCGGCTCGTGCCGTCATTTCACGTACAGGTGTGGCCGGGTGAAACGGGTATGAACCACGTCACCGGCATTCGCACGACAATCTATTGGGGCGGGTATGCACCTTAACGACCGCAGCGCATTGGTGAAAGCCACGCTGGAACACTTTGGCGCGCATCCTTTCGAGTGGGGAAAGTTCGACTGCGGTAAGATGGTGATTCACCATGTGAAGGGTGCAGGACACGCGGCGCGCACGGGAGGCAGTTGGGCAACCCCTGTCGGACTCGCACGCTTCCTGCGGCGTCACGGCGGCTCTGGCGCTGCATGTCTGGACGGGTGGGGATTGCAGCGCATTCCACCAGCTTACGCGCTCTTGGGTGATGTGGTCGAAATTGACGGTGGCGAGCCGCCGTTTGGCGCGTTCGGGATCGCGGTTGGCAACGGGCGCGTCATGGCGTATCACGAAGCCCACGACGGCCTGACAATCCTGCAACCGTCCAAACTCGTAGCGGCTTGGAGAATTTAAGGGCGTGGCAAAGGTACTGCAATACGCAGGGATGGTACTGGCGGTAGCTGCGGCGATACCGAGCGGCGGCACGTCTCTGCTTGCCGCTACCCTTTCCGTCAGCGGCACAGTCGCATCGGCTATCGCGGTCGGTGTCAGTTTTGCCGCTGCACTGCTCGCCAAACCTCCCAGCGGTGGCGGTGCGACACAGACGGAATGGGTGACTGACCCCAAAGCCAGCGCGCCGCTGGTATTCGGGCGCACGATGGTCAGCGGCCACATGATTTACCGCAAGACGAACGGTGCGGACAATGACTTTCAACACATCGTTTCGATCCTGTCAGGTTGCGGGCCGATAGAGTCGATTGACGCGACATATCTTGACACGCGCCCTATCACTTTTAGCGGTGGCGCTGTGACGGGCTTCACGCAAACGCGCATTTGGCAAGTGGAACAACTCGGAGAAACGCCGGAAGCGGGGTATCTCAATAAGACTGTGACACGCGGAAGCGAAGTAATCACACAACCGGAATGGACGAGCAGCAGCAAATTGTCCGGATACGCCGCAATTCTCAACATATTTCAGTTTGACGATGGCGGGGATTACAAATTCACGCAGTTGCCGACGATGCGCTGGATCATCAAAGGTGTGAAGTGTTACGATCCGCGACTGGACAGCACTTATCCCGGTGGCGCTGGGACTTGCCGTTACGATGACGAAACAACGTGGGTGTTTAGCGAAAACCCGTGGGTGCAGGCGATAACGCACTGTATCGGTTGGCACCAAGGCGCGGATAACATCCGTGTTGGCGGGATCGGAATGCCTATCGGTTCGATAGACCTTGCGTCGTTTGTCGAAGCGGCGAACATTGCCGATGCGAACGTGTGGAAGTCCGGCGGGCGCGTGACGACTGGCGACGACAAGTGGGATACGCTCAAGCAACTGTGCAAGGCGGGTGGTGGCGAACCGCTGCGGCTCGGTGCAACGCTGTCCTGCATGATCAATACGCCGCGTGTGAGCGTCGGAACCATCACCGTTTCAGACGTGGTGGCCGACTGCAATTTCACCACGACGCAAACCCGCCGCGACCGCATTAACGGTATCGTGCCGGTATACCGCAGTGAACCGCATTATTTCGAGGCGGTGCCTGCCGGGATCGTCCGCAACGCTACGTTCCTCACCGAAGACGGGTCGGAGCGCACGAAGGAAATCACCTACGGGATGATCCAGTGCGAGACGGGCGACACACCCGATCAGGTTGCACAGATCGCGGCCTATGACATCTGGAACGCGCGTGAAGCAAACCCCTGCGTCCTGCCGCTGAAAATCCGCTGGCTCGGTTACAAAGCAGGTGACTGCCTCACCATCGAAGATGACCCGGTGTTCGGTTACATGGCGGGTAAGAATATTATCATCATCCGGCGCGAGTTTGACCCCAACGCTGGAACCGTGACGCTCACGGTGCGCGAGGAAACGCCAGCCAAGCATACTTGGGCGCTTGCTCAGGTGGGTGTGGCCGCGCCGACAACCAACGACAATCTCGCACCCGATGCGAACGATCCGAGCGATGCAACGTGGGATGTGGCGCGCACGGTAACGACGTTGGAAGGCGTCCCAAGCGGGACATTTGCGATCACGGGGTCAGGTCTGCCGTTGCGCACGACGGGTTACGGCTTTGTCATTCCTAACCTTGTCACTTTCAATCATCGCGAGTATGGTCTGACGGATTGGACAAGCAGCGCGGCGGTCACACCGAACAGCGACGGAACAATCTCACATACGTTTACGGGTATGGATATAAGCAAGGTTTACGAAGTCGCGGTAAATTATCTCAACAGCGTTAAGCATATCATCGGCACATACAGTTTCTCGGCATCGGCAGACACGGATACTCTCACTGCTGATAACGCATTCATCAGGGCGGATAAGGTCTAATGGCGCAACAAACCATTGCTATCGGCACGGTTGCAAATGACGGGACGGGTGATCCGCTTCGCACTGCATTTGACAAGTGCAACGACAACTTTGACGAGTTGTATGACGGTATCATGCCCACCGGCACACCCGCCACGTCCTCGTCAACCGGAACGACTGGCACAATCCAGTGGGATTCCAGCTACATTTACGTCTGCATCGCGCCGAATACTTGGAAGCGTGTTGCGATTGCGACTTGGTAAGGGGTTGGGTCAGTGATCACCGCAGCAAATTTGCCGATTTCAGGCAATCGCTTCACACCGTTGAGTTACGTCATAGCCTTGAACGCGGGTGCCGACTGGTCCACTGCGACGGTATTGATGCATGTCAGGCAGTTGCCTGACCAGATAGGAACGCCGTTGCTCACGCTCAACAGCGGCGCGGAAATCACATTGTCGTATAGCGCGCCGAATACGAGCATCACAATTCTGGTTCCGGAACTGGACATGGAAGCGTTGCCAGCAGCAGCGGAAACCGGGCAGGACTTGGTGTTGCATTATGACATGCACATCACGCCACCGAGCGGCACCAAGGCGGTTTATTTTCGTGGCACATTTACCGTTCTTGCAGGGGTTACACAGTAATGGCTGACGCAATCGCAAGCATCGTAGATCAGACTGTACAAGTTACCATCACGGGCAGCGATCTGCTCGCACCGTTTATATCGGCTGCTGCGGCGAGTGCGGGGGAGGCTGATGTAAGCGCCAACTTCGCCGAAGAGTTCAGCGGCCCTGCTTATGCAAACCAAGCGGCAGGCGAGGCGGCGACCACGACTGGACAGTTTTTCCGCGTCTGGAACGGCGACACTCCGCGCACATATACCCGGTACGAGCGGACGGCGGGGGGGTCTGCTGTGGCATCGCCGCTTGCGACGACTGCTGACCTTGCGTCTGTCGATGCGGGTAAGGGAGGTGATATTGTAGGCTTCCACGATTCTTTGCAACCATCCCCGGCGTACACAAAAACTCTCTCCGACATTGCCAACGGCGAAACGGTTTCCATCGCTCGCTTTCTTCCCGCCAATCAGATCGCCGCGTCCATCGACCGCACGTCTACGTATGACGCGGACGACGACATTGACACTGCTTTGGCGAGTGGCGCTAAAGGATTGGAATTTTCTGGGGGGCTTATCAATGTCGCGGATATCCGTGAACGGCGTGTGCCCGCAGGCATGATGCTGCGCAATGGGCTTATCCGTTTAAAAGGCGCAGCCGTTGGTGGTTTCACGATAGGCAATGCAGCTTCTACTTCGCCGGTAGACGCTGACAATCCCACGCTGACTGATTTGCGCTTCGTTGGCGATGTGGATGCGAATGGCCTTCCGCTGTCAGGGACTTACGGGATCAAGTTCTTCAATGGTCGTTTTGGCGGGACTATCCAAAACCCACGCGGCAAAGACCTTGATTACATGTTCTATTTTCCAGACGTGAACGCGGACAGTTCTTCGCGCCTTGGTCAGAACAGCCACCGTATGCGGATTGCAGGAGCGCAGTACGGTAACGTCAATTATTTTGTTTTCGGCGAACAGCAAACCAATCGTAAATACGGTCCCGGTGACATTGTGCTTGATTGCCCAGAAGGAATTGCGAACATTTCGCATATCAAACTCCAAGGCGTAGACGGATTGGATCTTATCAGTCCTGTGTTCTTTTTCACCGGATTCAACGATACGTCGCCGGGAGGTCTGCTGCGCAAGGCAATCAAGGAGCGATGCGTCGATATTGACACTGGCAATTTCGTCAACCTCATGGGAGGTAAGTATTTTGAGGCAGGACTTGAATCTATTCGGCTTACGCACTGCGACCAGTATTCTCTAGTCGCGGTACAGCCACAGTGGGGCGGTCAAAGAGTCCCCAGCAGTGCCATCTTGATTGACAAAGGTTGGATGGTTCTTAATTCTGATGGCACGTGGTCTTATACAGAAAGCCACGGGTCCATTACGGGTGGTCAGATATTCGGTTGCTCAAAACACGGTATTGAGTTCGCATCTTCTACTGTTGACAGCGCTACGGAACCAGGGGCTGTTACAGCAAATGTAAACGTCATAGGTGTGAATATCGACGCAGTGGGTGCGTCGAATTTCTACTATGGCACTGACCCAATCCCGGCGAATACCCGGTCTATTTATGCATCGTCATCGACCAAGAAAATCAACATCACTGCGTGCCATTCGAACACGGCGTTTGCGGAAAATAATTCCGATGGTGGGTCGGTTAATATCAATGTCGCGGATTCTCGCCCCGCTACATTGACATCATCAACGACGCAGATTGCCATTATCGGCGGGCGCAGCCGGTTCGTGCTGGGTGGTACGGATAGCCTGACCATAACTCAGTCGATGATTTCAGGCGGAATGGATGGCGCACAGTTTACGTTCGAAAATCGATCGACAGGCGTATTGACGATCACTGCGGGAAGCGTCCTTCTTCCAAGATTTGGGTCTGTCAATATCCCTGTTGGTAAGGTAATTACCTTTACTGTGCGCAAAGACCCTGCGAGCGGTTCGGTCCTCTATATTGAGGACACGACCTGTTCTTCAAGTTCGCAAGGTCCAAGCGGCACTCGGTTTTCTTATCAGCCCGATGGATCAAACTTTGTCGGGTGGGGTTCTGGAACGCCTGAAGGGGTCGTGACAGGTGCAGTTGGCTCACTGTTTCTCCGACGCGACGGAGGGGCTGGAACAACGATGTACGTCAAAGAAAGCGGCAGTGGCAACACGGGATGGGTGGGGAAGTGACCTCGGCAACGCATAACAAGGAGCTTGGACAATGAAGATTAACGCAACCATCGCCCGGATTGAGGTGCTTCGTCGCAGGCAGGCAAAGCATGTTGCGCGGCTGGCAGAGATCGAAAAGGAACTCTGCCCGCTCATGTCCGCTATCTTGAAAGAACATGGCCCGACCAACGGCATTACTAGCAGGGTTATGGCTGCTGCATCCGAGCCGAAGGACGGAGGCGGAAAGTGACAACGCTGATCTACGCAACACACCTAGCGCTTTTGCTTTACGCCTTCTGGCGTATTGGGCCTAAACCAATCATGTGGATTATCATTGCGTCGATGGTGTGTTCGTGGATCATCGCCTACCGGCTTGGCGGGATTGATCGCATCACGTCCATGATTATTCTGGACCTTGCGCTTATCCTGTCAGTCAGGGCTTTGTGCGAAGGCGCTCGTGCTAGGCTGGTCGCAGCTGTCTCTCTTGCCCTCATCGTATTACGCGCCGCGTATATGACTATTCCATATATGGGCCACTCGATCTATGCCTCCATCGTTAATTTCGCCTTTGTGCTTCAACTGCTTATTGGTGGAGGCATGGTCGATGACGTTGGCCGGTGGATTGATAGTCGCGTGTCTCGCTTATGGCCTCGGGGCGCACGTGCTCTCCGCAATGTGGCGACATAAGCGATGGACGGGGGACCGGACTTCTACGGCGTCACGAAAGACGCCGCGCAAGTAGTGGGTGGGGCAGCAACTGCAACCGGCGGCTATTTGTATTTCACCAAAACGCTCGGATGGGTTAGACTGACCGTGGGCGCGGGGACGACGTTTATGGGCGGTATGATCGGATACGGGACTATCCATCGACTAACAGGCATTGAGGACGGCGTTTGCGCTGGGCTTGCTGCTACTGCCACCCTTGGCGTTATCTATGCCGTGCGGGCCGCTACGGGCAAGCTTGAAGTCCTTGACTGGTTCGGAAGGAAAAGCGCTTGAACATCTCCGGCCTGCAATCGCGCATCGGCACAACTCCGGATGGCAAGTGGGGGCCGAATTCGAGCGCGGCCCTTCTGGCGCACTTCACCAACCTTGCGGCACCGGCAGTCTCACCCGAAGACATCGCCGCCTATGCCGCGCGTCTTGGCTGCAAGATCAAGCAGCTTAACGCGGTGGCGAAAGTCGAGAGCGCGGGCGGCGGGTTCGACAAAACCGGAAAGCCGAAGATCCTCTTTGAGCGCCATTGGTTTCATCGGCTTACCAAAGGCAAGTGGTCGGTCGCGCCGTTTAGCAATCCATCGCCAGGTGGGTACGGCGAGAGCAGTTGGCGCAAACTGGAAGCCGCTTGTGCGCATGATCCTGACGCGGCGTTTTCCTCTGTATCGTGGGGTAAGTTTCAAATTCTTGGGGCGCATTGGTCGCGCCTTGGATACCAATCTGCATACGCCATGGCATGGACATCCGCTCAAAGTGAGGGTGACCATTATGAAATGTTAGTCCGCTATATTGAGGAGTTTAGACTCCAAAAAGCGCTTCAGGCCCTATCCGACAATCCATCAGACTGCGTAGAGTTCGCATCTCGCTATAACGGCCCTGCTTTCAGGGTTAATCGCTATGACGAGAAACTTGCTGAAGCTATGCAGGGTGATCGCTGATATGGCGTTCAGTGAAACCCATCCCATCACTGGCTTTTATTCTGGCGGCAATAGCTTCGGACTTATCGAAGTATCGCCCAACGTATCGAACGCATCCGTTGCTTTCCAGTTGCACAACCCACATTTGACTTCGCGTCTCGAAGTGGACGCCAGGGAAGCCCGATGTGTTGTTGCAGGAAATTTTTCGGTTACGCATGTTCTCCGTGACCGTGACCGAACGCAAATTGGAAAGGCGATTGTCCGACCTATCCCCGTTGATATGGTCAATGAAGTCTGGTTCGACGCCGTGCGCAAGTTTCCAGATTATGCGGTGCTGCAAGTAATCGGCGTTATCAAACATGCCATGTTTATAGCCGTTCGCCATCTTGGAATGCAGCGCCGGTTTTCCAACGTGTTTTGTATTCCAGATTTTCGCGTGTCTTTCAGCAGGGTAGGCCATGCCCTCAAACTCCTCGATGTGGCGTTGCAACCACAATATCGCCATAGTCGCGAACATCCCATGCGGTTGCAGGCGTGGTCCACGCCTGGGGTGCAATGCCGATTGGTGCAAAAGGATAGCCGGTAGGGTTAGGCATCAGATAATCTCCGCAGTTGCGGTGCCGCCCAAGGTCGCGCGGACCTCAATTGCGTCGTCACCAAAGTAGGGGAAAGCGACCAGATCGGACGCACTTGAAACGGTCTGACTGAACACGCCTGTCGTGACAGTCCCAGCATTGTTGCGGGCGTCAATCGTAATAGTCCCAGTGCCGTTCAACAGAAGTCGGGGTAGGCCAGTAAATGGACGCCACACTCCATTTACAAATGGTCCTGCGTAAAGGCCTACGCCTCTTCGCGCAGCCCAGTCATCGGCTGTATCGTCAAAAAGAGCAGTCGCCATGATTAAACCTCTACAATGACATAAGCGCCGAATTCATCGACAACATAGCGGCCAAAACGATCAACTACAAACGCAAAACCCGGCGGGATTGGCGTTGGTGGATTGGAATAACGAATGAGCCTATTAAGCGACATTGCCTGTTTCTTTCCCGACGTAGGCAGCGAATGCCGGATCATCGCGCATGTGCTGCGCCAGTTGCGGATAGATCATCTGGCCCGAACGGTAGCAGGCGAGGAGAAGTGCGTAAGCCATCAGATTTGCTTCCATGCTGTTGACGAAACACGGCGAAGTCGAATGGTTTCAGCGCTGGCAAGCACCTTGTTGACAGCCCCATTAAGCTGCAACGTAGCGCTATGCTGCACGGTTGTATTGGCGTCATTGGCCTGCAAAACGAACTCATCTCCGGGGAAACCTCCGGTGAAGTCTGTAATCGTCGTGGCGGACGAATTGGCCGTCAGGATATGGCCGCACGAACCCCACTTGCGATGGCCGAGGATTGAAGGCGTGGCGCTGTTCGCAGTCAGCGTGTCGAAGTAACTGGTCGTTGCGCCGACTGCCCCACCAGGAAGGCAGATAACCTGTCCGTCCGCATCGCCTTGCGTAATTGCGCCACGGGCGTTTTCAGATTTGCTGAATGCATGCTGAAACCCGGAGGCACCGCTAACAAGGTTAATGTCAACGTCGCATCCTACGGTCCGGAGATTGGCAGTTACATTGTTGACGCCTGCGTCCTTGATCGCGGTTGTATTGCCGCCACCGGGATTGCCGAGGCCAAACACCTTGCAGTTGGAAATCTGCCATTCGGTCGAAGCGCTATCGAAGTCGAAGGCAATGAAGTTCTGTGCGCTATCGGGCCGCTTGTAAATCAGCAGATCCGAGACGTTACCTTGCAGGATATTGACCGCACGAATGCCGCCCTTGAAGCAAGCGGCGTGACCGCCGATCCAGACGAACCCCGGAGTGTTTAGACCTGTCGTACCGGTGCAATCGACACCATAATCACAAGCGACGGCGAACGATCCGGATACGTCCAAACCTTCCGAGAAACCGGCGATAAGCAGCATAGCCTTGGCATAGCGCGCACGGATATGGATCCGGCTATCAGTGGACGTTCCACGTGCCACCCATGCCGCTGTCGAAAGCGGTGTGACGCCGGAACCTTTGCCGTAGAAGTCCAGCGTCTCGCAGAAGCCAAGCCATCCGTTCGTCGTATCTAGACCGTAATCCCAATATCCCGTTTGCGCCAGAATATCAGAGCCACGAACGCGGATCTTGCCCAACTGCCAAAGCCGATTGAACCCGCTGGCGCCAGTAGGCCAAACAGCCTTGATTGCCGACCCTCCGCCTTCCTTCTCAGTGACCAGTTCAATGTCGCCAATCGAAAGTGTTTGCGTCGTCAGGTTCGAGAACGTGAATTCAAGGCCCTGCGTTGTCGCGCTGGAATCCCAACTAAGGATAGCAGCCCCATCGGTCGCGATGGAAACAGCCTTGCCCGCAGAAGTGATCTTTGCGGTGAGATTGTACGTGCCCGCAGGAATGTAGATGGAACCGCCTACGTCGAGTGCCGCTTGGATTGCCACCGTGTCGTCGGTCACGCCATCGCCAATCGCGCCATAATCCTTGACGCTGTTAATATCGCGCAGTTTATCCTGCACCGTGCGATCTACTGCGCCTGCGCCGCTCTGCGAAAATCTGATTTCATCCGCGCCGGTCACGACAGGCACCAACGTATCAACCGCCACAAGGCGCTGATTGCTGTCGAGCACAGTAATAGATACGTCAGACAGGTTGGAATAGATCGGAGACTTGGCCCCCTGATACGCCGGATAGCCGTCAACCGTGCGAATAGGCTGCGCCCAAGGCAGTGTTAGCCCCTCGTCGCGATACACCACAACAGGGTTAGTCCGCGCGTCCATATTGGCCGTGCCAATGTAGATATAACCGCCGGTCCCAGCTTCTGGCAGGTATGGGAATGGATTGATGATTTCGGTCATTGGGCGTCCTTAATCCAAGAGCCGCTTAACTTCTTTACGAAGTTCGCGGTTCTGCATGGCGTTTTTGAATGAGCCGATAAGCTTGGCGGCAGGGATTGGCACGCCGCTAACCCCAAAGGTTGCAGCAGTGTCCAATGCATTCAGGATGGCGCTGGACGTTCCCGAAGTGTTGATACTTCCCGGCGGCGCAGTCACAACGTCCTTTGCAACATCATTGATCGTGCGCAACAAGTCAGCCGTCTTGCGGCCCAGTACGTAATCAAGCTTTCCAGATGCATCCAGTTCCGTGACCACGCGGTTAAGCGCGGCTGCGGAAATAACAGGATTTCCGGATTCGTCCCGGGTTACGCCCTTGTATGCCTGATCGCGGATGTGCTCCAATGTCGCGCCTTGCAGTTCCTTCCACGCACGTTCGCCGCGTGTACTAGCTTGATCCAAGACGTTCTTGAGTGACTTAATGTCATCCAGTGCAGTGCCACGGCTATAGATTGCCTGTTCCGCCACCTTTTCCAAGGCGACTTGCCGGTCAACAGTTCCGGGCTTTGTGCCCATAAGCTTTTTGACCAGCCCGGCATTCTCGAACGTATTGGCGTATTTGATGCGAGACGCCCTCGCCTGCTGGTAGAGATCACCTCCCTTCCCTTCAGTGGCCGTATCAATCAGGCCCTTCAATTCAGCCCCGAACGTGGCGTCTGGCGTTCCTGGCTGCGCAACCTTGTTGATAAGCTTGCGGACACTTTCAAGCGCATTGATCGGGATTTGCCCCGTTCCTTCCGGATCGTTCTTGCGAAGCTGGTTCGCCACAGCATCCAGGACGGGCGCAAGCTTCTCGCGCGTCGTTACGTCCTGTTCGTCGATGAAAGCCTTGATGTTGCCATATGGGATAGGCTCCTGCATCTCACCGGCCTTTTCGGCGCGCTTATAAAGGATGCGAGTGCGTGTCTTGCCTACGTCAGCAAGCTTCTTGAGCGCCGTATCTACTACAACGCCCTTGTCGCGTGCGTTTTCCCATACCTCGCTGCCGGTTTCGTCAATGAACTTGTCGAAGTTCTGGCGAAGCGCTTCTTGCTGTTCGGACAGACGCTGCCGGATCGGCCCGCCAATCTCATTGTTCTTGGCAAGCTCACGCGCGCGCTGCTGTTCGGTAAACAGGCGCGAACGCTGAAAGCGCGCCAGTTCGATAGGTACGGGGAGTTCTGCCGCACGTTGTGCCCGGATGGTTTCTTCAGAAGTTCCCGCAGCACCTGCGTCCGTCCCGCGCGTAGTGGTGGGGATGAATGGTTCCTCTGCCCCCATTGCAGGAGCACCCGTTGCAGGAGGAGCGCCGTCAGGAGCGCCACCCGTTGGCGGAACACCACCACCCGCAGGAGGCACCACTTCACCACCTTCGCGGCCAAGCATACGCCCAATGGCAGGCGCAGCACGGCGAACGCCAGCTCCTATTGCCTGTCCACCAAGTGAGCCGACAGCGCCCAATGCAGCGCCAGTTCCGAAGCCCTCGCCAGT